AACGCAACAGATGTGCCTTATCGTTTTGTTCCATGTATGTGTGCTGGTTTAGCTTACTATCTTTCTCAAAAGAAAGCACCACAAAGAACACAAGAATTAAAATTGTTATATGAGGATGAATTACAAAGAGCTTTACAAGAAGATGGTTCTTCATCTAGTTCTTACATAACACCAAAAACTTATTATCCAAATGTCTAATTTTGCAAAAGGTAAACACTCTAAATTTATATCTGATAGATCAGGTATGGAGTTTCCATATAGTGAAATGGTTAGAGAATGGAATGGTGCAAGAGTACATGTTTCAGAGTTTGAACCAAAACAGCCACAACTAGAGCCTAAACCTCACGGAGCTGATCCTCAAGGATTACCAAATGCTAGACCTGACAGAACAGAACCGGCTGTTGCTAGTTTGTTACCAAGTAATCCAATAAGCACGACAGCAAATTCTTCAACTATATCCATATCAGAACCTAATAATGGAAGAGCTGTAAGTGATGTAATAGAGCTTAGAAATGTAGATGGGTCACCAGGAGGATTAGCTTTTACAGTATATGAAACTTCTTTTATTATTAGTTCAGTAACAACAAATACTTTTACCTTTAATTTAAACACAACAGCTGCTATAACTGAAAATGCAGGAGGAGCGGTCGTAACAGCAGGACCAGTAACATTAACACCATGACTTACGCAGAACTATTAACAAAAATAAGAAATTACACAGAAGTTGATTCTAATGTATTTACAGATTCTATATTAGATGGGTTTATTTTAGATGCTGAAGAAAGAATTTTTAGAGATTCTGATTCTGATAATAATAGAAAATATGCTACATCTACAATTATATCAGGCCAAAGATATGTAAATACTCCTGATGTAGGAAACACAGAAACAGCTGTTATTAGATCAATTCAAATTATAGACTCAGATGGCGTAGGGCAGCCTACAGATAGATCTTTTGTAGAATATAGAGATACAAGCTTTATATCAGAGTTTAATCCAACAGAGGCTCAAGGTGTGCCAAAATACTATGGATATTGGGATGATAATAATATCGTCATAGCACCTACGCCGAACGCTAATTATACCATGCAGATAAATTATATCTTGAAACCAACTGGATTATCGGCTACTAATACGACTACATATTTAAGTACGAATTTTCCCAACGGACTTTTATATGCATCCCTTGTAGAAGCCTTTGGCTTTCTTAAAGGACCGGCTGATATGATTCAATTTTATGAACAAAAATATCAGAATGCGTTACAAGGATTTAACATAGAACAAATGGGCAGAAGAAGACGTGATGAATACCAAAGCGGATCGCCACGTTATTCGAAACAAGGTTAAAAGTTAAAGGAGTAAAATATGGCAATAACACAAGCGGTTTGTAATTCATTCAAGAAGGAACTGTTAGAAGGTGACCACGAATTTCAATATTCTGGTGGAGACACTTTCAAACTTGCACTTTATATCTCTACTGCTACATTAAGCGCAGCAACAACTGGTTATGCTACTTCAGGTGAAGTTGCTAACTCAGGTCAATACACTGCGGGTGGTGGAACTTTAGTAAAACCAAATCCAAGTACTTCAGTTGCATCAGGTGTTGCAATTGTTGACTTTAACGATTTGTCTTTTACTGGAGTATCAATCACGGCTAGAGGTGCTTTAATTTACAACAGCACAATGGGTGGTGGTTCAAACACTACTGATGCGGTGTGTGTTTTAGATTTTGGTGCAGATAAAACAGCAACTTCAGGGACGTTTACAATTCAATTTCCGTCTTTCACAACAGCAGCAGCGATTCTAAGAATTGGTAACGCGTAATAGGAGGAACCTATTATGGCCAATACTTGGGGCACGTTAAGTTGGAATACTGGTTCATGGGGACAACAGAATGATATTTCTGTTTCCTTAACTGGACAACAGATAAATAGTGCCCAAGGAAATGTTGGTATCTCAGCTGAGCTTAATACAGGTTGGGGTAGATTAACTTTTGGTGAAAACGCTTGGGGTATTTCAGGCGATCTTTTAGTTACAGGTATAGGTTTAGAAGCTGATATTGGAACAGGCTCAGTTGTTATTGATGTTCAAAACGAAATCACTGGCATACAACAAAATTTAAATTTAGGAACAATAACAGCAGAAGGATTAGCTGAAGTTGATCTAACAGGTATAGCTTTAGAAGCTTCTATTGGAACAGTAGATCCTGCTCCTGATGTTATGTTAACTGGTGTAGCTTTAGGGGTTGCAGCAGGAACTGCAGATGGATTTAATGAAGAAGGTTGGGGCAGAACTCAATGGGGAGAAGAAGCATGGGGTGCTTCAGGTGTTTGGGCACAAGTTCCTATCACTGGAATTGGATTAACAGCTAATCTTGGTTCTGTTGTTGCAACACCAAATACTTTAATTAATTTAACAGGATTAGGTTTAACAGTTCAAGAAGGAACAGCAGATCCTTCACCAGATGCCATGGTTGTAGGTGTTGGTTTATCTGTAGGTGTTGGTGTCGGAACAGTTACAGCAGGAGCTGATATTTCAGTTACAGGAAATGAATTAGAAATAGCTCAAGGAACAGCTGTTTTAGATGCAAATACTTTTGTAAATTTAACTGGACAAGCGCTTGGAGTTGGGTTAAGAAATGTAGTAGCAGGTGCTTCTGCACTTGTTTTACCTACTGGGTCAGCAATGGCTATTTCATTAGGAAATGAAAATGTCCAATCTTGGCAACCAGTAGATACCGGAACACAATCTTCTTGGATAGAAGTTGACACCGCCGCTTAAATTTTATAAATTAAACAAATAAGGAATTTAAAATATGCCATCAAGTTATAGTACAGATTTAAAACTAGAGTTAATGGTCACTGGTGAAAAAGCTGGTCTTTGGGGTGACATTACAAATACAAACTTAAACATTGTTCAACAAGCAATTGCTGGAAGAGAAGCTATTTCTGTTGCATCTACAAACGCTATTACTTTAGCATTTACAAATGGTGCATTATCAAATGGTAAAAATGCTGTAATTGATATTACAGGCACACCTTCAGGTGATTGTACAGTTAATGTTCCTGACGGAATTGAAAAAACTTATATATTAAAAAACTCAACTGGTGGAACATTATCTTTAACAGTTAAAACAACATCAGGATCTGGAGTAACTTTTGGTGACAATGAAAAAACAACTAAGATTCTTTACTCAGATGGAACAAATATTGTAGACACTGGTTTAACTGATCTTTCTTCAGACTACTCACCACAATTATCTGCAGACTTAGATACTAATTCACAAAATATTCAATTTGATAATGCTCATGGTATTAATGATGATTCTGGTAATGAACAAATTGTATTTCAAAAAACAGCATCTGCTGTAAACCAATTTGATGTTACAAATGCTGCAACAGGAAATGCTCCTAATTTATCAGCAACAGGTGGTGACACAAACATTGATCTTAATATAACTCCAAAAGGAACAGGAAGAGTTACATTAAATGGTAGTGGTAAGATTCAAGGTCTTGCTGAAAAAGTAACCGTTGATGGTACTTTTTCTACAAACGTTGTAATTGATACACAAACACAAGCAGTTATTTTAAGTACAGCTGCAGCATCTGGTAATTTTAAAATTAATTTAAGAGGAGACGGATCTAATTCATTAGACGCTGTAATGGATATAGGTGAGTCGATTACTGTTGCATATATTAATAAAAACAATAACAACACGTGGGCTGCTACTTCTTTTGTAGTAGACAATAAAACAACAAACGTAACTATTGTTTATCAAGGTGGATCTTCATTCACTGCAGGAAACGCAACATCAAACGATACATATACTATGACGGCAATAAAAACTGCAGCTTCTACGTTTACAGTTTTAGCTTCTCAAACACAGTTTGCATAATAGGAGGACATAGAAAGATGCCAATTTTAACAACAATAGGTTCAGCATCAGTAAAAGGTTTCGGTTTCGGAGCTGGTGGTGGACTTACAGCTACAGGTGGAACTATCACAGAGTATGGTGGATTTAGAGTACACACCTTTACTTCAAACGCAACTTTTGAAATTGAAAAAGGTGACACAGCCGAATTAGATGTAATGTTAATCGGCGGTGGTGGTGGCGGAGGCCAAAATCACGGCGGAGGTGCTGGTGCATCAGGAGCAATCGTATTAACACAAAACGCAAGCGGACCCGCTTCTTATTCAATCTCAATTGGTGGCGGAGCAGGTTCGGCAGGCACTGGAGGAAACACAACTGGATTCGGTCAAACAGGTAATGGTGGCGGAAAAGGTGGTGGATTTCGACAAGGCGGCGGCGGCA